AACCACCATCTTAATTCCGCCATTCGGAATAACGACATTAGCGCCTGTGCCTTGAGAAATGGTGACTTGATAACCCGAACTATTTTGAATAATCCAAGTTTTATTAACGGTATTCGGTGCGAGAGTTACTGTATTAGTTGCGGTGATTGAGCCTGCTAAAGTTAAAGCGTAGGCTCTGGCAGCATCGGATGTGCCGTCTGCCATCGTAATGGTATGGGAAGTCCCAGTGATTGTTTCCGAACCACTGCCCCAGGCTTCTGCAATGAGTTCTAAATTTGTATTGGTGCTTGTGCCCCAGGTTCCCGATTCGTCACCTGTAGCAATTTCTTTTAATCGTAAGTCGTTTACATAGGTTGCCATCTTATGCCTCTATTTATTTAATTGATTATAGTCTTTATCCGTCTATGCCGCAACATCTGTCCAGTCCGGTGATTGAGATTCGTCTATCTCAGTCCAGTTCGGTGTTTGAGAATCGCTGATCGCGGCCCATTCAGCGTCTTGTCCTGGAATAATCTCGCTCCAAACCAATAATTGACTAATATGCCCTGTTCCGTACAGCCCCGTCAAAGAAACAGGAGCATCGCCCGAAATACTTAAATCCCCAAGAGCGCTAGTCCCAGCTAGGCCTGTTATTGAAATAACATTATTAGTTACCAGACTCAGGCTACCTAAAGCCGAAGTTCCCGCTAATCCAGTCGGATAAACATTGGCAGCACCTGTAACCGTTTCATCGCCTTGAGAAACTGTGGAAGCTGTGCCACTAACACCAACAAGAGCGACACCATTAGCAATAACCGTGCCAACCGCCCCTGTTGCCGCTAGCCCTGTTTCTGAAACATTTGCATCACCACTGACACTTTCTGTGCCTAAAGCGGTGGTTCCAGCAAGTCCTGTAACAGAAAGATTGCAGACTCCTGTAACGGTAAGAGAGCCAACCGAACCTGTTGCTGCTACTCCTGTTTCTGAAACGTTTGCATCACAGGTAATGGTCAGTGAACTTACAGCACCAGTGCCCGCTAGACCCGTTAGTTCAACGGGTACGGGATTACCCCATGTCCCAGAGTTCCAGGTACTCCGACCCCAGCCAGTGATATTAGCCATTGGCTAACTCTACGCTATTCTAATAACAGCGTTACTTGCGTCTGCGGTTGGGAAAGATATGGTAAAGCTACCTGCTGTGCTTGTTTTATCGCCACCGAAATCAAAAACCGCAACTGCTGGATCACCAGTAGCTGTGTCATTATAAATCATGCAGCCTCTTGCCGTAATTGTGCAAGTACCAAACGTCAAATCAGAGAAATCAGTGAACGCAGTTGTCCCCGATGTGCTAGGGTTGACATTTGTTAAAGCTGATCCGCCCGCACTATAGTTTGTGCCTGTTGCCTCTTGGTTAGTGGAATAAGCTGTGGTAGAAGCACTCATAGTCGCAGAGCTAGTATATAAAGCGAGCTTGAAAGAATTTCCTCCAGATGCTTTAAAGTTATGTACACCTTGCAGAAGCTCACTTTTGAAAGAAGTACACATTGCTTGTGTTATAGCCATTATAGTCTCCTAATAATTTCCGCAAGGTCCTTATGGCCCTGCGCCTCTAATTGATTACCTATTGTACACATGTGGTTTTTTATCGCCTCTTTCATGTAGTAGGTAATAACAAATTGACACGTTTTTTTAAAGGCATGGGCTTGTGCTCTAATTGGATCCGGCGCTGTGTCGCTCACCGAAACTAATTTATTAGTAGCCATTTCAGCAACTTCTTCTACTGTATGGCCTCTACCATGTGTTGTCTTTACTCCAAGGTCTCCTATGGAGAGTGTAAATGAATCAGTTTCCATTAATATTTCTCTGGTTCCGGTGGACCAATGTCTTGTCTCCCTGAAATGCCAGAAGGCTTCTCTTCCTCCATGACATCGGAAAACTTTCCGACGACCAATTCACCTTTGTCTAAATATACTACAGGAGGGTTATCAAGTCTATGGTAGCCATAGAGCTTTTCCTTTAAAGGGATGTTCGTATCTAGCATCGGGGAACGAGCGCCAATGGACACGTCCATTCCTGCGTCCATGCACTTAGACAACCAAAACTCACAACATCCTCTGCCCGATTCTCCAAAATAAACATTCGATTTATAAGCAAAATCTGCGCCAAAAAGACTAAGTTTTCCAACCTTTTTCCACAAGGCAAAAGCAAGGGCATAAGCGATTGTGTTGTTCAAGTATGCGCAACCTAAGTCTTTAACAACTTCTTCCAGGGGAAACAGTTTAATAGCTGGAACTCGACTATCGAGCTCACAAGAATATACTGGGATTTCTAGTCTTGGAAGAGTTTTTCTCATTACTTGAGTTTGTGGGCCTGCGTCAAATGTGTCAAAGAAACGTGAAACAGGATCCATTATAAACACGCGATCACACTTAGTAACTGCGCACATAGAATTAATGCCCCAAACCTCATCGTACTCCTGACTATGAGAAAGGCTCATGTGAAAATCCAGTTGGCTCTGCCCCATAGCAACCAGTGCAATGTGTTTGTTTTCTAGCATTTTTATTGTTGTGGTGCTACAACACCGCGTTGTTTATCAAAGCGGTTCTCGTCTCTCGTTGATCTTCCTTCCATTAAATTTTTAACTCGAACAAGGTTTTCTTGAAAACGCTGTTCAAACATATTGGTCTCATTAAGGTCCTGTTTTAAGAAAATGCTCGCCTCTACAAGAGAGCCGTACAGCAATAAATCTGGGGTGTTGTCTGAAATCCAAGTTGTGCCACTGTCGCCCGCTGCGGTTAGCGAAGCAGGTTGGTACAAATAATGCAGCTCAAACGTTAAATTAGCGTTGGGGGTCGGCGCTAGAATAAAGGTGTCGTCGTCAAATTGACCATAATACTTGGGTACTCCGGTCGTTGACGCTGCTTGCGTGTAATTACGCATAAAACTAGGGTGTTTCAACAACAAATAAGTGTATTTGCTGTCACTATCCAACACAGCCAAGCTCAAAGGTGCAACAAAATCAGAAGGTGCAGACAGGTACTGGTTTCCTGATGAAGCGGTTCCTGTGACGTTTTTACGAAAAACATTAAGCTCAATCGTATTAAATATACGGTTTTCCGCTTGCTTAATAAAGGTGTCAAGCGTATTGGTAAACGTTGTTTCAGAACTGTCCATGTAGTTCTGAATCGCTGTTTTCATTCCACTATAAGTAAAACTCACGATGTTGGCCCTGCTGTTGCTGTAGATCCGCCACCGGTAATATCCCCGGTTGTAGCGGTTCCTGTTGAAGTAAATTTATATTCGTTGTCGTCCACAACAGTTATTGTATACCCATTTGAGCTTTCAAGCACGGTTGTTGTTATTCCATCAAACGCTTCGGTGCTGCGAAAACGAACTGTGTCGCCCGTGGTCCTGTTGTGCTTGAACTCGGTCACATGAATTATAGCGTTTTCTCCCGAAGCCGCTGTCCTAAACGGATTTAAAGGCAACAACGCCTGGGCTGGACCCACTGAAACGAAGGCCCCTCCGCCTCTTGCACCACTTGTGCCTGTTCCAGTAACAGCTGAAAAAGTATAGGTGTCGTCGTTGACTTTTGTAATTGCATACGCGTCTGGATCAGTCAACGTTGCAACGGTGAACCCGTCAAAAGCCTCGGCTCCTCTAAAACGTACTTTGTCCCCGGTACTTCGACCATGGTCGTCTTCAAAAACTTTAATAACCGCACTTCCCGCTGTTGAAAGAAAAGGATTATTGGTCAATAAAGCTTCGGCAACAGGTTCTGTTCTGTCAGGTCTTGGGTTTCTTAAAGCTTGTGGGTCTGTTGCAAAATGAGGAGGGTCTAGTTGTGGGTGTTTTGTATCAAACTGATCTGGACCAACACGAAGACCGTTCCACTGCATTTTCATGTCTTTTAGTCTGTATCTTTGTCCAGAAATGTCACAAATACCCCAAGCATATTTGCCCGCCGAAAAAGCCATTATATCACCACTCTTGGCGGTACAAATTTAGAGCTTACTGAATCAATGTCTTCAAAAGCAGCCCGATCAAACTCCTCATCATATATTTGCTTTAACATTTGTACTCTGTCTGGTGCTCTTTTTATTGCTATGTAATAAGCCAAACCAGCGGTCATACATGGAAGAAAACGAAAAACTGTCTCCATAGTGTTTGTATAATCCCCTACGTCTTGCATACGAGTTAAAGCGTAATAATAAACAACGTCTGTAGAGTTCTCCGGTGTCGGATATAAATAAATTCTAGGTGTTATGTGTCTTTCTAAGAAAAACTGAGTTGGTTTAGCTTTGTCTGCTTTTTCTGGTGTGTATAAGAAATCAGACCTACTTATACGCTCAAGTTGAAAATCTGTGTTATCTCTTTGAATGACAGCCGATGTTATGTCTATAACATCTGTGCCGAGATCAACATAGTTTGTGCCTTCAGTAACTGTAAAATTATTTTTAACAATTAACCACTGATTGAGCCCTCTATTTGCCCATTCTGCAATCATAAGGTTTAACGAACGACGTGCAGTTTCTAAATCGTACCCAGTACGAAGTTCAATTCCACATCGCTCGTATGCTTCTTCAATAATCTCATCGACACTCAAGTCGAATGTCGTTGTTCCTGAAGTCGCCATGATTAAGGCCTACGAGACTTGACTTTACCGCCGCTTTTGTAGCCTCTTATAGGACTCTTTCGCTTACTGGTACTTTTGGTTGCTCTTGATATAGACTCGGATACTCCTGGGATCCTTCCACTTCCTCCTCCTACAATCATGCCACCGTACTTATAGCCTTTAGCCTTGGAATTAGGCTTAGTCCAATCTGTTCCTTCTTGTATTGCTCTTCTTCTATTTGTTAGTCCCGGCATATTTTACTCCTAGTTATTAGGTGCTTCGTAATATTTATTAAACTCACACCAAACCGTGTACTCGTTTCCAGCATCAGCAGTTGACGGAACTACTAAAAGA